CCCGGACGGCTTGGGGCGGAGGCGGGCGGCTTGTGCGCATGCCCCGCAGCCAGTGCCGGGCGGCGGGCGAAGGTTTTAGACCCTGTGCATGGGTACGAGTATTTCGTCAATACCTACTTCCCGCATTATGTCAGGTCGTCTGAAAAGTCGGAGCTGCATGAATTTCTGTTTTCCCGCCTACCCGAAATCCTACAACAGCCCGAAGGTATCAACGAAGCGGATGCCGCTCCGCGCGGTGAGGCGAAATCGACGCTGGTTACGCGCTTGTTCTCGCTTTGGACGGTCATCACCGGCGCGAAAAAGTTTATTGTCATCGCGATGGACAGCATCGACCAAGCCTATCCGATGCTGGAAGCCATCAAGGCGGAATTGGAGTTTAACCCGCGTTTAAAAACCGACTTCCCCGAGATGTGCGGACAAGGTCGGGTTTGGCAGGCGGGGACGATTGTTACCGCCTCGAACGTCAAAATCCAAGTCTTCGGCTCGGGTAAGAAAATGCGCGGCATGGTGCATGGTGCGTTCCGCCCCGACCTTGCCATCCTCGACGATATCGAAAACGACGAGATGGTGCGAAACCCCGACCAGCGCGACAAGCTGGAAATGTGGCTGAAACAAACCGTCTTGCCGTTGGGCGCGGTCGGTACCAAGTTTGACGTGATTTATATCGGCACGATTTTGCACTACGACAGCGTGTTGAGCCGTACGCTGAATAATCCGTTTTGGAGTACGCGGAAATTCAAGGCGATGAAACGCTGGCCCGACCGCATGGATTTGTGGGACAGGTGGGAAGAGCTGTACCGCAACGACGGCGCGGAGGTAGCCGAAGCGTTTTATCAGGCGCACAAAGACGAGATGGAACGCGGCGCGCAAACAAGCTGGGCGGCTCGCGGCGTGTTGGCACTGATGAAAATCCGTGCGCGTGACGGCCATGCGACGTTCGATTCGGAATATCAGAATGATCCGGTCAGCGGCGAAGACGCGCCGTTTGCGGAAAACATCAAATACTGGTCGGAACTCCCCGACGATTTGGTGTACTACGGCGCGCTCGACCCGTCATTGGGCAAAGCGGGCGCGGGGCGCGACCCGTCGGCGATTTTGGTCGGCGGTTATCAAAAATCGACGGGGCGACTGTTCGTAACCGTCGCCCAAGTCAAAAAACGCCTGCCCGATTTGATTATCGAGGACGTGATCCGTATCCAAAAAGAGGCGCGGGTCAAGCCGGTATTGTGGGTGGTGGAGACGGTGCAATTTCAAGAGTTTCTCAAGGATGAGCTGATTAAGCGCGGGGCGCGTTCGGGTGTGCATATCCCCGTGCGCGGTATCAAGCCGTCTGCGGACAAGATGTTGCGGATTGAGACCTTACAGCCGCATATGGCAAACGGGCTGATTTTGCTCAACCCCGACCAAAAGACCTTAATCAGCCAGTTGCGCCACTTTCCGAAAGCCGACCACGACGACGGTCCCGATGCGCTGCATATGCTGTGGATGGCGGCCACCAGCGGCCGCGCAACGGAAAACGTGAGGGCTTACGAAATCCCCGTTGTGCCCTTTACCATCTAATTTGTCAGGCCGTCTGAAAAGGTTTCGGATGGCCTGAGGAGTAAAAAATGTTCGGATTGATTCAAGGTAAAAAACGTCAGGCCGCCGTCAAACACCTGACCGCGGCCACCGAAGACGCACTGTCGAATATGTTTGCCGATATGACGGGTAACGACACCCTGCTTGCCCGCCTCGGCGTGGGCAGGCAGCACGCCTTTGATGCGGTTTACGCCGACGATGAGGTGGCCGCCTGTGCCGAAGACCTGCGCGCCGCCATGCTGGCCAAGCCGTGGCGGCTGTACGGCGACAGCCTGTCCGAAGAGGATAAAGACCGCCTGTGGAAAATGCTGCGGCAACATATGGGCGTACTGGCGGAAACAGTCATCGACGCGCGCCTCAACGGTTACAGCGTGGCACGCTACGTCTATGCGCAGGGCGACGACGGCATCCGCATCGCCAACGTATCAAGTAAACGGGGCGAGCTGGAACGTTTCGTCCCCTACCGCGACGGCAGCCTAATGTACCGGGGCACGGCGGGCGAAGAGGTGTGCGACACCAATGTGATGTACCTGTTTCTGACCCACCGCGCCACCTCGACCAACCCGGCCGGGGAAATGGCGGCGGCGCGGCTGTACGCCCCCGTCGCCTTGCGCAGCAAAGGCTTCGTCTTTGCCGCCCAATTCATCACCCGCTACGCCCAGCCCTATATGGTGGCCAAAATAAACGCCGGTACGGACGAAGAGCACCGCGGCTTCATGCGGCGGTTTATCGACTTTCTCGGCGGCGGCGCAGTCAGCATCGAACGCGAGGACGATGTGAAGATGCTGCAAAACACCGCCGACGGCCAGGCCTTCAAACGGCTGGAAAACCTCGCCAACGCCCGCATCCAAAAAACCCTGCTGGGCAAGGTCAAGACCAGCGACCTTGAGACCGGCAGCCGCGCCGCGCAGGAAACCGAAGAAAACAACCGTGCCGAACGCATCGCCTCCTATCTGGCCATGCTCTCCCGCGCCGCCCAACATTTCGTCGATGCCGCCGTCATGGTCAACAATGCCTACGGCAGGCCGATTCATGCCCCGAAAGGCGTGTGGTTCGAGTTTGAAGACGAGGTGCGGATAGACAAAACCCGTGCCGAGCGCGACAAAATGTACCTTGACGCCGGGCAGCTGGTATTGACCGAAGAATATTACCGTGACGTGCTGGGCTTTGAAGAATCACACTTCAAATTGCGCGAACCGCCCGCCGTGCCGCAGCAAACGGATGCGAAAATGAGCCTGCGCCTTTCAGACGGCCTTGCCCGTAACGCGCCCGATACGGCCGAGCAGGCCATTGCCCGACCGAAAATGGAAGCGGTGTTGGGTTTGCTTGAAAAATGTGCCGACTATGCCGAATTTGAAGCGAAACTGGCCGAACTTGATTTGGGCAAAGGCGACAACCTCTTAATTCAGCGTTTGGTTTCAGACGGCCTGGCGGCTTGGGCGGACGGAGCGGGCGATGGACGGGATTGAATACAACTTCGCGGGGCTGGTCGATAAGGCCGCCTTCGGGCATTTCAAAGCCAAGAAAATCCTGCCCGGCTTCAGCCATTACGACGTATGGCTGTATCAGCACAGCCTTGCCTTTACCGTCGCCAAGATGATGGACGCGGATATGCTTGCCGAAGTCAAAGACGCCATCGAATCCGCGCAGCAAAACGGCACGGCGTTTGCCGATTTTAAAAAGCGTTTAAAACCATATTTGATGGCCAAAGGATGGTGGGGCGAACAAATCATGACCGACCCGCTGGACGGCGAGCCGAAACTGGTACAGCTCGGCAGTACGCGCCGCCTGAAAACCATCTTCGACACCAACATGCGCACCGCCTTTGCGGCGGGACAGTGGCAGAGGATACAGGCAAACAAAAAGGCACTGCCCTACCTGCGCTACAACAAGAGCGCGTCCGGACACCCGCGCGACGGCCATAAACGCTACTACGGCCTGATACTGCCCGTGGAACACGATATTTGGAAAGTCATCTTTCCGCCCAACGGCTACGGCTGCAAATGCTCCGTCTCCGCCCTGACGAAGCGGCAGGCGGAAGAAGAGGGCATCGGCGGCGAGCCTGATGTGGAGATGGTCGAGTTTACCAACCCGCGCACCGGGCAGAAGGTTTTGATTCCCGACGACATCACGCCCTCATTCGCCCACAACCACGGCGACCGATTGGGGGCGATCAAGGCCCTTTACGCCGACAAATACGGCAAAACCGCTCTCGAGAAACTGGAAATCGACTTAGAACAGTATCTGACTTTGCGCGGCAAGCCTGATATTTTTGAAAGCAGCGAAAGCATTATTGCCGAGGGTAAAAAACTGTTTGAACGTTATCGGGATGTGATTATTGATGCTTTTGAGGGCAATAAGCCGCATGAGGCAGTCCTTGAAATCATGAAGAGCGAAGGGGTAGTATTCGGCGGCGAAGTGGCGGTGTACAGCAGCTCGGAAGAAACGGTTAAGGAGTTTGCCGTACTTATCAACCGAACCTATCCGAAGGCTTGGATTGAAAAATCAAACGCAATCGGACGGGTACTGACAGAAGACAGTTTGAAGAGGGCTTGGCATCTCGAAGTGAAAGATGATATTGAAAACATTATCCAAATGTTCAGGAAAAAGCAATATCCCGAAGGATACGGTTACGAGCGGTTCAGATGGGCGTTTATCGGGCGCAAACCTGTTTTTCGCAAGGGTGATTCTTTGCTGCTGAACAATTTAAACAAGTCTAAAATGTCGATTGATTCGACGCAAATACATGAGTTTGCACATCGCCTCCAATCCTCTATGCCTGAATTGGACGGCTACTTTACCCGCTTGTGGAAGGAGCGCACTCAAGGGGAGGCAGTCAAAACCATGCGCGAAATGACAGGCGAAAGCGGGTATAATGAGCAAGAAAAAGGCAAGAGGGACGATTTCCCGAGCCCTTACTATGGCAAAATGTACGGAGATGAGGATGACCCGCGACCGAAAGAGATGATGTCGATGATTTTTGAATCGCTTTTAGGCGGAGACCCAAAAAGATTTAAAGAGCTGGCGGCAAAGCCCGATTTTATGTATTTCGGCCTTGCCCTGCTGACGAGGTATAAACCATGAAACAGGAAGACGCATTTGTATTGTCAAAAAGCGGCAAGCCGATCGGCAATATCGTTTGGACGCGGTATATGGCCGAGAAACCGAGGTTGTCCGTCGAGAGGGGCGAATTGTCAGGCGATGCCGACGCCATTTTAATGTTGGATGCCGCTATGAAAAAAGCTGTCAGCGACCAAATCATTGACCATATTTCCCCTATGCCCGGTGGTGGAGATACAGTTACCCACCCTTTGCTGTATGACGGTCATTTTGTTGCGGCCTTAAGGCATTCCGGGTTTGACCTTCCTCCCGACGATTCAGGCATCATGATGAGGATAAGGGGGGAGGGGCAGCCGTTTAAACATCTTGGGATAACATTGCATTATTAACCCCCTGTTTGGCCAAAAGCCGTCCGTACATGTAAGCAGTCCTTACAGGTTCGGACGGTTTTTTAATCTTCGGCGAAACCATGGTTCACCCATTTTTGATAAAGCGCACGAAAACGCGTCAGACGGCATTTGAACGGCTTAGGTAGGGTTTGGTATTACCCTGCCGCCCGTATGCCCTAAAAAACGCGCTTTACAGCCTCTTTACAGCTATCGGGCAATATAGCCTTTGTCAGGTTATACGGCGGCGCATCCACGTCATTTCATCCATCCTGCAAAAACGCGCGTTTACAGGCCGTTTCAGGCGCAAGGGGATACATACCCCCGCCCGTGCTGATAAATTCAATCTGACGCGATTTTAAAGCGGGTTTAAAGTAGGTTTCTCACCGATACGACAAGCTGCCCGCTGTAAAAAATCCCCACCGCCGCAAGGCGGTTTTTTTATGCCCGCCGCCTGTTTGTCGGTACTTGATGCAGTGAGACTGCCCGTAACGCGCTGTTTTGCCTGTAACAATGACGGCATGAATACGAAAACACCCCTTGAAATCAAACTTTCCGCCGCCCTGCCGGTCGCTTTGGCCGGCCGCGCGGACGAAGTGCGCACCTTCAAAGGCACCGCCAACAGCGGCAAGCCGTTCGGCTACGGCGGCACGCAGACCGTCGTCGACTTCGAAGGGCTGCGGCACAAAGCGTCCGTCCCCGTTCTGCTCGAGCATTCGCCCGTCAAGATGGCAGGCGTGTGCCGCCTGTCAGTCACGGCGGACGGCCTGATTGCCGAGGGCAGCCTGCTGTCGAACGAATTTGGCACGCAGATTGCCGAAGCGGCCGACCAAGGCTTCCCGTGGGAGATGTCCGTTTATGTACAGGCGGAATCCTTCGAGATGCTGGAGGCGGGTGCATCCCTGACCGTCAACAGCGGCGAGGTGCACGGCCCCGCAGTCGTTATGCGCCGCTGTACCGTGCGCGAAGTGTCGTTTACCGCCGTCGGCGTCGACAGTGAGACGGAGGCGGTGGTGTTGTCGGACGGCAGCCCCTTGCCGGATATTTTTAAACAACCTGTGGAGTTATCCATGACACCCGAAGAAAAGAAAGCGTTTGACGACCTGAAGGCGGAAGTCGATACGCTCAAGGCCGAAAAAGCCGAAGTCGAGAAAAAGCTGAAAGAAGCCGAAGCGGCTGCCAAGAAAAACCAAGTCAAGGCGAAATTGTCCGCCGCAGGTTTCAAAGAAACCGAAGACGGCAAGTTTGAAGGCTTGTCCGACGCGACCATGACCGTGCTTTTGTCTGCCGACATTGACGCGGCGGAAGCCATGATTGCCGATTTGACGCCGAAAGCTGCCCCGTCTGTCGTGCCGCCCGCGCTGTTGAGCGAAGGCGCAGGTAAGGACGATTCTGAAAACACCGGCGCGGAAGGCAAATTCTCTATTGCCAGCCACAAAGGCTTATTGGGAGGCTCTTATGTCTAAAGTGAAAACAGAAATCTTAGGTCCTGTTATTTCGGATTTCCTGAAATACGAAGCGACCCCGCAAACCCGTGTTGCCGTTGCCGCCGATACCGGCACGAAGGCAGGCAAGTTTGTCGAGTACCCGCTGCGCGGCAAAAAACTGCTTGCGTTGACCGATGAAGCCGACGGCAAAGTCGTCGTACAGCCGCTCAACTGCATCATCGACCTGTCAAAAGTTGCCGATGCAGACGTCAAAGCAGCAACTACCGGCAAAACCTTGGACGCGCTGAAAAAAGAAGGCGACGCATACGGCATCGTTTACCAAGGCACGCCCATCGCCTGATTTTCAGACGACCTTTAAACCTGATTTAACAAGGACACATCATGCCTTTATCCGATAACAGCAAATTTGGCGTGCAGGCTTTGACCACCGCCATCAACAAAATCGACCCGGGCGCAAGCCAAATCCGCGAGCTGGGCGTCTTCGAACCCGAATATCTGACCACCACTTATGCCGACATTGAGTTCCAAGACGGCAAAGTCCACTTGGTTGCCAGCAAAGAGCGCGGCACATCCGGTCAGGCGGTCGAAAGTCCGAAACGCACCGTGCGCACCGTCAAAATCCCGCACCTGCCAATTCACGATGTCGTTCGCGCCGACGACGTACAAAACCTGCGCGCTTTTGGTACGACCCAAGCCGCAACCGTTATGGACAAGGTCAACGAAAAGCTGGCCGGCGGCAAATCCGACCTCGAATACACCCGCGAGCATCTGATGCTCGGCGCATTGCAAGGCAAGATTTTGGATGCGGACGGCAGCGTGCTTTTGGATGTCAACACAGAGTTCGGCGTGCAACGCAAAACGTTAAACATCGAATTGTCGAAAGACACGACCAAAGTCGGCTCGGTATTGGACAAGCTCTTGTCCGAGCAACGCCAAAAATTCGCCGGTGCGCAGGTGCGCGGCTGGGTCGTGTATTGCGGCGCAGAGTTTTTGAGCGCGCTCAAAGAGCATAAATCCATCTTCGAAGTGTACAAACGCTTCGACGAAGCTCGCGCCTACCGCGAGGGCGATACGCTCAATCCGACCGAGTTTGTCCACAAAGGCATCCGCTTTATCGAATACGCCAACCATTTCGGCAGCGACGCCGACATCGGTGCGGATAAGGCGATTCTGTTGCCAGTCGGCCGCAATCTCTACAAAGAGTATTTCGCGCCTGCCGACATGAACGCGACCGTCAACACCCGCGCCCTGCCGTATTACGCCAGCCGCGAGAAATTGCAGCACGACAAGGGTTGGAGCCTGCACATGCAGTCTAACCCGCTGCCGATTGCGCTGCGCCCCGAGTTGTTGGCAACGCTGACCATGTCTTAAACGGATTTCAGACGACCTTTAAGGTAGTTTTAAAGGTCGTCTGAAAACGGAGGACGGCATGATTACCATCCAAGACATGATGACCCGCTTCGGCGAGCAGGAGATGGCGGAGCGGTCGAACCATGAAAACTACGAAACCATAGACGAAGCGGTGATGGCGGCGGCGATTGCGGACGCGGAAGAAGAAGCGGCAAGCTACCTTCGGGCGGCGAAACTGTTTTTTACCGACGACACCGCGCCGCAGGTTTTGAAAATCAAAGTCTGCGACATCGCCCGCTACTACCTCTACAACGACGCGGTAACAGGCATTGTCGAAGAGCGTTATCAGTCGGCGGTCGCTTGGCTGAAGATGGTCGTCAAAAATCCCAATATGCTGGACGAGAGCCGCGTATCGGATGACCGCAGACCGTCAACGTGTGCCGTTTATGTCAATGCCGAACCCGATTTGCGGGAATGGCTGAAGGAGTAAGCGATGCGGATTACGGTATCACACAATTTATCGCGCATCGCCCAAAGCCTGAGCCGACTGTCGGGTAGGCTGAACGGCAGCCTTGAAGAGCCTTTGCGCGCCATTGGCGGCATGCTCGAAAGAACCACGAAAGACCGTATCCGTGAAACCAAAACCGCGCCCGACGGCAAACGCTGGGCGGACGTATCCCCTGCTACGGCACAAGCCAAAAACGGACGCGGCGGGATTTTGGTGGACCACGGCAACCTCTTTGCAAGCATTACGCACGAGGCATCGGCAAAAAGCGTGATTACCGGCTCAATCATGGGCTACTCGGTTTATGTGCAAGAAGGCACGAAAAACATGCCGGCGCGTCCGTTTTTGGGCTTGTCTTCGCAAGATTATCAGGACATCGACGAATTGATGTCCGATTGGCTGGAAGGATTGATTGTCTGATATGGCTTTAAAACAGCATGAAAACTTATTGGCGGTCTATCCCGAAATCCTAGGCCGTCTGAAAACCGTCAAAGGTATCAAGGCCGTCAAGGAAATCGGCGAACTTGCCGAGCTGCTCGCCCAAGGCGCGGCGAAGCGCAAAGCCGCCCCGCTGGACGGCGCGGTCTATGTCGTTTACGGCGGTTCGACCTTTGCCGACGAGGCGAAAAACGGCAAATACCTCAAATCGACGCTGCACTTTACCTTTGTCCTCGCGCGAAGCTATACCGCCAACGGCAAATCCACGCTGTACGAGGTCGGCGAGACCCTGACGGCAATCCAACGGGCGTTTTCAGGCTGGGATGCGGGCGACGAATATGCCGTTACCCCCTTCCGCCGCATCGCCTCGCCATCCATCGAATACAACGACGGCTTTGCCTTTTACCCTATTTCATTCGCCTGCGACACCGTGCAGGCGGCAAACTAAAGGAGCTGCCACATGGCAAAACAAAACGACCACGGCTTAATCTTTGAGGGCGACGTCAAGGTGCGCAACCTCAACCAAAAAGGCTCGGGCTTTATCGACATCGGCAATACCACCGCCCTGACCACGCAGACCAGCGTGGAAACCAAAGAGCGCGTGTCCAAGCAAAAAGGCACTTACGGCAGCGCGCTCGACAGCCTGAAAACCGTCAAGCCCACCGAAATCGGTCTGAAGCTCGATACTTTCGACAAAGACAATTTGGCATTGGCTTTGATGGGCGAAGCCGCTGTCATCGCGGCAACGGCGCAGACTGTTGCGGACGAGACCGTAACCATCGGTAAGAAAGGCATGGCGTACAAACTGGCAAACGGCAACATCGACCCGGTTACCGTCAAAGTCAAAAACAAGTCCAAAGCTGCCGTTGACGCGGCGCATATCGACATCAACGCCACCTTGGGCATGATTACCATCCTACCCGCTGCCGACACCGTCAACGACGGCGAAGACATCACCGTCGAATACAAAACCCGTGCATCGGGCGGCTATAAAGTCTCTGCCGCGACCTTGTCCCGCTTGGACTTGGAAATCTACGTCGACGGCCGCAACCGCGTTACCGGCGAGGCGGGGGGGCCACGGCCGCCGGAACCCGCGGCGGCGCCCATAAAGCCCCAGAAAACCACCCCGCTGTCGGCACTCAC